CTACATAACAATCAATTATCTCTTTACAATAATTGGTTGGACCTTGAATTATTATTCCTTGCATTATTTATAATTTTTTATAAAATCACTACATACTCCTTTGCAGTGTAATATGTCGTCATTATAGATTTCAGGCATTACGGCAATACTATTTTTTATAGGTTGTTTACCAGGGTAAGCCCAAATATGACTAAAGGATGTTAGTGTCAGTGTATCCTCTTGATGCCAGAAGTATATGAAACTACCTACGGTGTTCATCCATTCCATAGCTTCTATATTTTTACAATGTACCCACACCTTATTTATTCTCTTATTTAACCACTCTTGTGATATACCGTATTGTGGTTTATCGTGTCCTAATAAAAGAACACCTTCTATACTCCAAAGATCGATCTCTACATCATACCCTAAAGCTATAGCTTCATCAATATAATCAGGATGATTTTCTCTTTCAGTATTTTTACCGTTTATATTTCCTCTATGTGATATTAGTATCATATTTTATATCCCGGATGAGATTCTAAGTATTTATTTAATATTTTGGTTTCCAATTCTGATTCAATATGAATATCATATTTGGGGTTAGTATAAACCATTTCTAATATTGATTTTAATTCATATTGAACCATTTCTTCATGATTTATATCAGGATTGGAATCTATGAAAGATATTCTGGGTATCCAAACTAATGGTAAATTTTCTAATGTAAATTTATAATCAGTTCCTAATTTGTTAGATGCTTTATAGTGTTCTGTTTTAGGATTAATATTTACCCATCCTTCTAAATAATCATCATATCCATATCTTATTTTGATGTCTTTTTCAAAAAATCCAGGTGGGATATCAAGTGCCGGGCAATTACTATTAGAGATTTTTTGGTGCCAATATCCATCAAAATGTCTAAATAATTCTTTGAATGGAATAACTACTTTCTGGTCTATAAATTGTGTTTTTAGAATATCTTTAATTCCTCCTAATCCTATAATTCCTGTTCCCTCGGTTCTAGCTAATTCCATTTGACCTGATTTAAATAATTCTTGTGGTACTTGGATTTGCTCCCAATTGTCTTCTACAAACCAATTTTTATAGATTTCTTTAGTAATTATAATTAAACTATCAAGTACTCTACCTTTTCGATAAATGTGATTTGATTCAATCTTATAGTCTTCAGAAGGTTGAGTAGATTGAGTTTCATGATGATCTATATACCCACATTTTGCAGTCCTGATTGCTTCGGGGAAGTGAGAAGTTGATATAGTTAAATTTTTCCCATATTTAGCTTTTAATTCAACTAACTCTTCTAAATATGATGTACTATTATCTATAAAAATATGATCATGATTCCCTTGATAAAATATAATATCATCATTTAGTAACTCATAAGTATTAACCCAATCCTGTTGTAATAAATTCCTTCTATCTGAATAGATTATTTCTGTGTCTTTAAATTCATTAAGAGCAAAATCTTTTAATTCTTGTTTTTTATCTAAAGATATATAATCAGGATCTAGTTCTAAGTTTAAGATTACTTTTTTCCAAGGGTATGCAACGGCATAACTAGCTAAACTATATTTTAGGATTTCTAATTTATTGGGATTATTTAAATTCCCCCTATCATATAATACTCCTAAACTTTCCCATTGCCCTCTTGTAGATGATTTATCTGTAATATATACATTATAAAGTAAAATCATTTTTTATTTTTTTATGTAAGCAGTTGGGCAGGCAAAATCTAAGGATTTAATTTTTAGATTTTTTTCTTCTATAAATCTATCAACTCCTTTAGATTCACTCCATTTATGATAACCATACTCATCAAAAGCAATAATTCCTCCTTTAGTTATGTTATCCCATAAATTATTTAAAGTGTTGTAAGTGGGTTCTTCTAAATCTAAATCCATATACAATAATGATATTTTCAATCCAGGATTACTTTCAGAAAATTGTTTACTGGTTATTGATATATCCCCCTCAATTAAATCAAATTCAGATTCTGAAAATTTATGGTTTAGTAATTGGTTGTGGAAGATTTCTTTAAAAGAAGCATCATGGGAGAAATGTCTACCTTTAAATAGGATACCCATTGCTTCTTTGTCTATACCCTCATTAAGGGATGAAATTAACTCTTCAGTGTTGAAGAAATCAAACCCAATAACTTTTTTAGAAGAATTTGGATTAAGTATATTTTTTAATTTTAAAAAAGTATACATTCCTGTTCCTTTAAATACTCCACATTCAACTATATCACCAGGGATGTTTTTTACTTTATTACATAATAAAGTTCTAGCTATTACTTTATTAAAAATTCTTCTATCATTGCTTAAGATGAAAGAATTAAAATTATCAAATAAAGATTGTGGTTCTTGTGTTAACTCTAAATTATTTAAGGATACCATTATTTATAATTTTTTAGATAATAATTTAAATCTTCAGGTGTTCCTAAACCCCACATTCCAGTAGTATTAAAAGTTCTAATTTGTTTACAATCTTCAATTGCTTGATTGAATACAGGACATACATAAAACTCATTATTAACCCTAATATTCTTTTCAATCATTTGTTCAGCATACTTAACAAAGTCTGAACCATTCTTCCAGTAGTAATAACCTACAGTTGCAATATCTGAGATTGGGTTTTTCTCAGCTACTTCAGTTACTAACCCATTATCATCAACTTTAGCAAATGACCATTTAGGGTGTGTGGCAGTAAATGAAACAATACCCCCATCAGCATTAGTTTCATTCATTTTATACATAAATTCGTTTGAATCCCATTCTACAAATTGGTCAGAATTAGCAAAAAATAAAGGTGAATCGTTATCTATAAATTCTTTAGCTAATAAAGCAGTACATGCTGCTCCTTCGGTTAATCCATCAGTTTCTACAATCTTACATCCGGGTGTGATTAGATTTAATAATGTGTCTAAATTATATTTTTGTCTATGAGCTTTTTGTACAACATAGATATAGTTTGCTTCTAAGTTTAGATTTTCCACTACAACTTGAATCATTGGTTTACCTTTTACTTCAATAAGTGGTTTAGGAAAAGTATAACCTGCTTGTTCAAATCGTGAACCAGCTCCCGCCATAGGAATTAGAACATTTAATTTGTCATCTTTCCATTTAGGTGTTAAATTCATTTTTTCTTGGTTTAAGTATTTATAAATGTTATTATATGAAATATCTTTTGGGGATCCAACTCTCATTACAGAAGCTTTACTTCTAGAAGCAGCTAAAAGTCCATAAGGTGAATCTTCTACAATCAAAGTCTCTTCAGGTAAAAAACCCATTTGTGACATAGCTTTCCAGTATATTTCAGGGTGGGGTTTGCTATTCTTTACATCTTCGTTAGATAATATTAAATCAAAATTTTCAATTATATTTAGTTTAGATAATACTGTTAATACAGTTTTACGTATACTATTGGAACATACCGCTAACTTATAACCTTGTTGTACTAATAAGTCCATACAAACCATTAATTGAGTATCTGATTTTAGGTTTTTTAGTTTTTGTAAAGTTAATTTTTGTTTGGTATCCCAAACTTGTTTATATAAAGTTGTAGGTAATCCTTTATCTTGAGTTAACATTTCAAGTTTTTGATTAGTCTTTAAACCATCATATCTACTTAAATGTTCGTTCCAAGATATTTCGTATTTGGGACCTAATGCTTCATTTAAAGCCTCAAAATGGATATTTTTAGCTTCTACTAAAACCCCATCTAGATCAAATATTATAAATTTTATCATATTATATTTTTTTCTTTTAGAATTTGTATACCTTTTGTAACATAATTTTCCATATTTGATTCAAATATTTGTCTTTGATTTGGGATATCATTTAACACTAATTGATTTTTATAATACCCAGAATATCCATCATTTTCTAATAAAGGTCCTACCCAATATTCTCCAATAGTTTGACCTCTAAGGATATAATGTTGAATGTTTATCCCTTTTGGTTTAATATAATTTTTAATAATTAGACAATACCAATCCCAAGGACCATACCCACTCCAATCATCATGAACAGGAAATAAGTCTTCAAAAAATTCCTTACTATATAAATCAAACCAACCTGCATGTTTTCCTGTTTCTTCTATGTTAATACTAACCTCACTACTATTTTTATTTTTGTATCTTAAGTCAAAAATATCAATATTATTATATTCAGAATAAGGTATATTCAAATAATCAGGATCTGTTGTTGAATCCCAACTAGCATCAGATAATTTTCTATGCTGTGGACTTAATACAAAATATTTATCTTTAATACCTGAAAGACCTTCAATTAGATAATGTAATAGGTATTCACTAAAATACATGTCAGGGCAGATTCCCATATAGTAATCCACTTCGGGAGATATACATTCACGTTGTAAGTCTAAATGCCCATATATTTTATTTCCATCATATATTTTAGGATTGTGATTGTAATTAATAAGTAATTTAGATATTTGATTATACTTTTCAATAAAATACTCTTTAGGTAATTTACTCTCCTCCCAATTTATTAAATATGAAGATAAATTTAAAACACTATCTATAGTAATATTAATATCTTCAGATAAATAATATTTAGATTTTTTTAATTGAGTAAAAGTTAATAGAGCATAATCTATTTCCCAAGGCATTATGTGGTATGTTATTTTTATGTTCATTTCAATTTATTATAAACATTTTCAATTCCTTGTTCTAATCCTATAAAAGTTATTGGAAGCTCACTATAAGTTCCTATATAATTTTCTCCTGGGAGGTGATTTTCTATATTAATTGGTACTGTGCTTATTGATAGGTGATTATTAATATACTTAGCTATGCTACTAAGAGAATAAGGATCATCATATATGCAATCTATTTCTTTTAAGAGATTTGTATGTGTTATGTAATAGTCGACTATAGAGATTAAATCAGGCATATAAATAAAATCCATTAACTTATCCTGGTGTATCTTTATTGGGTTTCCCTGTAATACGTTATTAATACTAGCTTTTATAAACCTTGTATCTAGTTCATCTTCATTGAATACACCATATATTCTTAAAGTATAGAAGTTATCATACTTCTGTACAAGCTTATTGATAATCTTCTTACTAAAACCATATGGAGAGTATTCTTTTCTATATTCAGCTCCTGAACCGAATGAGATTAGTTTGTTAAATTGTTCTTTTTTTCTAATCAAGTTATAAAACATGATTAAATTATAAAAGCTAACGGTCTCATCTTCTTCTTTCAATCTACTTCCTCCTACTGTTGCAGTATGTATTACAACATCAAAGTATTTTCCTTCAAAAAATTTATCAACAGATTTAGAATCAAGCAAATCTAATTCTTCTTTTCCAGGAGCTATTACATGATACTTCTCCCATAATGAATTCCTAATGCTTTTAGCAATATAACCATTCCCGCCTGTAATTAATATTTTCATCGTTTTAAATTTATATAGATTGGAGTTCTTTTTTGTAGAGTATACTTAAAGAAATCTGTTAACTCTTCATCTGTCTCGGGATGATAGGTTTTGATATTGTCAAATACTCCCATAATTCTTTTATCGTCATGTGACCAATGAGAGAATCCTAAGTAGCCATATTCTTTATCTCTTCCTCCTCCAATAATATTTACAGGAATTTTTTCATGATCTAAATAATTTCTAATCATTTCAAAAGGTCTATAGATTGCAAAAGGAGTAATAGAGTATACAAAAGGAATCTTTCCTTCCATTGCCAGCCCAATAGCCATTCCCATCATAACCATTTCAGAAGAACCTACATTATGAAAACGATCTGAGTAAGTATCTTTAATGCTGTCCCATAATCCATAACCTAGATCGCCTGTTATTAAATGTATGTCTTGGTTGTGCTCCATTTCCTGGTGCAGTAAACTTGCAAACGTTCTTCTCATATTATGATTCTAAAACTTGATTATAGTTATCTTCATTCATTACATGGTAGTGTGCATTTAGGCCTTTTAGGAAAGGATACTGCTCTACTGTAGTGTATCTTAAATTGATTGTAGGTAAGAATGCTTTTAGTCTAGTTGAGATATAATCTTGATCAACTTCTTTATAAGCACATAGTCCGTTTATATTAACAAAGACTTCTATATTAGTAATATTTTCCTCTACAATAGTCTTTAGTGATTCCCAAATACTACCTTCTGCTGCTTCACCATCACTTATCAATACCCAAACTTTTCTCTTTGGATTAGCTACTGCTCTACCTAAAGCAATTGTTAATCCCAATCCTAAGCTTCCTGTTGAACAGTAAATTTTATTCTCTTCATCTCTGTGAGGATGTCCTCCATGCTTTACAAATAACCCTTCAGCATCTATTCCATGATACTTCTCTAAACATACATACATTGCTAAAGCTGCGTGGCCTGAGGATAGAATGAATATATCGTCTTTATGCATCTTAGAAAAGATTTCATCAATTATTTCAATACTTGATAAGTAACTTCCTAAATGTCCTAACTTATGCTTATATGATATTTCAGCTATTCTCTTTTTTAATTTTACCATATAAATTTTCCTTTATAATATGCTATAATATACTTTAATTCTTTATCGAAATCAACTGAAGGTTCCCATCCTAGTGCTCTCAATTTGTCATCATTTAAAGCATATCTAACATCTTGTCCTTGTCTTGAATATGATACATCAATATAATGATAAGGGTTTACATCTCCAAGATATTCTTTAAGTATTTTTTCAACTGTTACTCTATTACTTTGTTCAAACCCACCACAGATATTAAAGATTTCATTTTTGATTCCGGATTCAATTATTGTTGTAATAGCATTAGCCGTGTCTTGAGCATGTAACCATGTTCTGATTGGAGTACCATCATTATGTAATGGTATTTTTTTACCAAGTTTTAGATACTTACAGGTTTTTGGTATAAGTTTCTCAACATATTGACCGGCACCATAATTGTTAGTTGGTCTTACAATAATATAAGGAAGGTTGTAAGTTCTACCCCATGCGGTTACAAGCATGTCTGCTGCAGCTTTAGTAGCTGAGTATGGATTAGAGGGTTTAAGTAAATCTGTTTCGATATGTTCTCCTTTTTCAATATCACCATATACTTCATCTGTACTAAAATGTAAGAGTATTGGTTTTTCGGAATGCTCTCCTCTATGATTTTTAATCAACTCTAATAAGTTATGAACCCCATTTACATTTGAAGAAATAAATTCATCACTATTAGTTATGGAATTACCTACGTGAGTCTCAGCAGCGGTATTAATTATATAGTCGCAATCATATAAGAACTTTAAATCGTTTATATCGCAGTTAACAAATGAGAAGTTATCATATTCATTAAATTCGGTTAGTAAACTTCCATTAGCAGCATAAGTTATTTTATCAACCCCTTTTACATGCCATCCTTTATTTAAACATGCTCTTGTTACATAGGATCCTATAAACCCTAAACAACCTGTTACGTAAACTACTTTTGTCATTTTATTTATTAAAGAATTTATCTACGATTGTTCCAATGTATTCGATTTGCTCTAATGTAATAATTGGAGAGCATCCTAAGAAGAAAGTATCTGTTGTTACTTTTCTTGATACTGGGAATTTCTCTATTACTTCTTTCGAATCGATTAAGTGAGAGTATCCTGGTTGTAGCATAATGTTACCTGCAAAGTAAGGTCTTGTTTGAATTTTATGTTTCTCTAAGAATTGACAAAACTCAGCTCTTGTAAAGTTCATTCCATCTCTAACTGTTAATGCAACAGCAAACCAATCTGGGTCTGATTTATCTGTAGCTTTTGGTAGTATAAATTTATCTTCATATTTTTTAAAGATATCAACAATTGCTTTATGATTTCTTCTTCTTAGTACTCCAATTTCTTCTAACTTACCTAACTGAACATTTCCCATTGCTGCTTGCAATTCAGTTGGTTTTAAATTGTATCCAATCTCTTCGTAAGTATATTTGTGATCAAATATCTCATTAGGAAGACTTGGTAACCAATTGCTAAATCTAATTCCACATGAACCGCATTCTAAAGCATTTGCTTTACCTTGACAGAAACATCCTCTTCCCCAATCTCTAAAGCTTCTTAATATTTTTTCTGTATGTGCATCTTGACAGGCTACGAATCCTCCTTCACCCATTGTAATATGATGTGCTGGATAGAATGAACATGAGGACATTTTACCAAATGATCCTAGAGGTTTACCATCATAAGTTGTTCCTAATGCATCACAACAGTCTTCTAATAGGATTAAGTTGTATTTGTTTACAATTTCCATTAATCGATCCATGTTAGGTGGATTACCTAATACGTGAGCAAATGTAATTATTTTTGCATCAGGATGCTCAATACATGCTTGTTCAACTTGGTCTAAATCTAGATTAAGAGATTCTAATTCAATATCAACAAAGATTGGTGTAAAACCTACTTGAATTGCAGGACTAAGTGTTGCAGGAAATCCTGCTATTGGAGTAATAACTTTAGTACCTTTTGGTAAGTTCATTCCTCTTTTAGATGTTAAAGCTAACATCATTAATAAATTAGCACTTGAACCACTATTAACAATAACTCCAGTTTTTTGTCCTAATTTTTTAGGAAAACGTCTTTCAAACATTGCTCCTTCTTTTCCTAGAACTAACCAACCTTCAAGCATAGTTCTAACAACTGCTTGTGCTTCTTGACCATCAAAGTAAGGTCCAGCATATTGGACTAAATCTTTACCTGCTATCCATTTCTTTTCCTTGTCTTTGTTTGTAATGTACTCTTGTACTAAATTTAAAATATTATCCATGTAACTAATTTTTATTTGTTCTTTTAATATACAAAATTTTTTTGCAATCTCCAATTATTTTCTCGCATTGTCGTAATTTTCTATAAACCATTTAACTGTTTCTTTTATTCCTTGTTCAATTGGAGTGTATTTAAAATCTGGAAGGTATCTTTTTAATTTTTCATTTGAAGAAGGCTTTCTAAACTGCCCGTCAGGTTTGTCTTTTTCAAAGATAATATTTCCTTTATAGTTAAATTCCTCAGCTATTAATCCTACTAAATCTTTTATATTTATTTCTTCTGAGGTTGTGAATATAATTGGCTCTTCTTCGTCGTAGTTTTCAACAGCCCATTTTGCTAATTCTGCTACATCTTTAGAATATATAAATTCTCTTAAAGGTTTACCAGTACCCCATACCTTAAAGTCTGTTTTATTTTGCATTGCTAAATACATTTTATGTAAAAGCATTGGAACCACATGTCCATGTTCTAAAGAGAAGTTATCATTTGGTCCATAGATGTTAGTTGGAATTACAGAAGTATATTTTAATCCATACTGCTCTCTATAAGCTCTAATTTGAATATCTGCTAGACGTTTGGCATAAGCATAAGGATAGTTTGAACTATGAGGGAATCCATTATGTACTTGATCTTCTGTTAAAGGATAGTTTACTTTGTCAGGAAATACACAGGTAGATAAAAATGATACTAGATTTGTAACTCCAGCCAGTCTAGCTGATTCAATTACATTTGTATTGATCATTACATTATCGTATAAATACTCTCCTTTATATTTCATATTTCCTCCAAGACCTCCTACCTTTCCAGCACAATGGATAACGTGAGTTGGCTTATACCATTGGAATGCTTTTAAAGTCTCTTCTGGGTTGATAAGATTATATTCTCTTCCTAATTTTATATCAGCATCAACAGCTGAGCCTACTAATCCCTTTCCTCCTGTTACTAGTAATTTCATATTTCATAATAATTTAACCAATACCCAATCATTTCATCTAGCATACTTTCAAAGGTATATTCATGCTTCCATCCTGTAGCTTTAATTAGTTTAGAACTATCTCCTTTTAAATCGTGAAGTTCCTCTGGGCGTAGGAATTTTTCATCTTGTTTAACATATTGATTCCAATCTAGTCCTAGTTTACTAAATACATACTTACATAATTCTTGTACTGAATGTGATATTCCTGTTGAGCAAACAAAATCGTCCGGTTGTTCTTGTTGGAGTATTAACCACATTGCGTACACGTAGTCCTTAGCATGTCCCCAATCTCTTGTAGCTTCTAGGTTTCCTAATCTAAGTTCATTTGATAATCCTAATTTAATCTTAACTGCTTCCTTACATACTTTATTTGTAACAAAGTTTGTACCTCTACGAGGTGATTCATGATTGAATAAGATACCGTTTGATACAAACATATTGTAAGATTTACGGTAATTTCTACTAATGTTATAGGCAAACACCTTAGCGCACCCATAAGGTGATACTGGGTTCATTGGGGTTGTTTCTCTTTGGAACTTATCATCATCAATATTATTCCCAAACATTTCTGAGGATGATGCTTGGTATATTTTTGTTTTAGGAGATACAAGTCTTACTGCTTCAAGTACATTTAATGTACCTATTCCTGTTGTATTGGCTGTATATAATGGTTGATCAAAAGATATTCTAACATGGGACTGAGCAGCTAGGTTGTATAACTCATCAGGTTGTACTTTTGAAATAACTCTTATTAAAGAGGCTAGATCCGTAAGATCAGCATACTCTAAATGGATTTTCTTGTAAACACTATCTAATCTTGATGTTTGATTCTCAGCTACTGAGTTTCTCTTAACTGTTCCCCAAACTTCATAATCTTTTTCTAATAATAATTCAGCTAAGTATGAACCATCCTGCCCATTTATTCCTGTTATTAGGGCTTTTTTCATAAAGTTTATATTAATTTATTTAATTCAAATATTTCAGTTATTTTATTTACTACATTAGATTCATAATCTATATATTGAAGAGCTTTTTGATAGTTTTCTTCTATAATTTCTTTTCTAGAATTGTAGTAATCTTCATTTAATCTGTTGGAAATATACGTAAACTCATCCACATTTCCAAATTTTATTATGCCTTCTTTATTAAAAAAGTTATCTATATCAGTACACCCCCAATATATGGGAATGGTTTTCAATAAAAAACAATCTAATATCTTTTCAGTAAAATACCCATTATGTGAAGTATTTTCAATAGCTACTCCAAACATTGAATCCCCAAAAACTTCTTCCTTACCCTTTCGAGCTTCTTCAATATTATATCTATCTCCATACACATCAAAGTACTTTGTAGGTATTTTAATTTCATTTTCTCTAGCTAACAATTCATGTCTAAGAGATTGACCATAAGTTTTAAGTAATTTCCCACATAAATGAGATATTTGAAATTTCTTTTTATGTTCTTTTTGATACTGGTCGGGTTTAAACCAACTATGACCAAAAGGTAAAAATAAAGCATTATCCAGATTATTTAATAACTTATCATCCCAAGTTAATATTACATTAAATAAATCTTTATTTTGAATAGCCCAATCATGTAAACCAAAATATTCATTAGGTTCTTGTAAAACTAATACATTAATACTTGATAATTCTTGAGATTGCTCAGGTATTGCATCTATAAACAATGAAAAATCTATATGACTAAGAGATTGTAGTTTAGCCTCAAAAGTAGCTTTATCAAAGTGATTTGCTTTTATTTTCATAATAAATCATATAGGGTATTTTGTCTTTCTTGTCTTTCTATTTGTTTAGGATGATATAAACAATAATCATCCTCTAAAGGCATAGTTGAAAAAGTATTATGACCCATTAAAACTTCATGTACTTTATTACCCCAATTTATTTTAGGTGAGTTTTGAAGTATTCTAGGTTGCAAATCTGGGAAATTTACCCATCCTTTATTATTTACATTCCATCCCCATTTTTGGATATGTTCTTGTGTAAGACCTTCTACTGTATTAATTCTAGGTAGTAAAAACACATCAATTGTTGGATTGTCTTGAAGTATCAAATGTAGATTCTGTATAAAATTATTTGTTAGATATTCATCAGCATCAATTTGAAAAATCCATTCTCCTATACAATGATTTTTTAGATTATTCTTAAAGGCTCCAAAATTACCGTTTAAAGGGAATTCTATAACATTTACCCTACCATAAAACTGGTCTAATACTTGATACACCTCAGGTGTAGTATTACCTTGATCACATTGAACTACTATTTCATCCTCATCTCTTTTATTATCGATGAGGATATTTAGTAATCTCATTAATTCTTCATGTTCATTACAAACAGGAATTGCATAACTTATTTTCATATTATTGTCCGTTAAAGAATCCTATATAATCTAAGGCTTCAATAAAATCTTTTTGTGAATAGCTCTTTAAAGTTTTTATATCAGTTTTATGAGTATAAAATTCTTCAGTTCCAGGTACTTTAAATTTCCCTTTTTCTTCATCGCTTACTTCAACTGCTAATATTCCACTCCAATTCCAATTATCTTTATGAGTACCATTGGCGAATACCGTTCCTTTTTCCTGGATGTTGATGGTGATTGGGTACCAAACGCGTTTTTCTGAATCAGTTGATTTTATATCTCTGTAAAGTTCAGGTAGGGTTTCTTCATATAATTCAAAATCGAATTCACCTTCTATCATTAAATCGTTGGTTTGATATCCACATCCGAAGCAGTAATAGTTATTTTTAGCTTCATTTACTGGTGTAATATAACAAGCGTCACTTCCACAACGTGGACATATACTTAATTGATCTTTCATTTTATTCTATTTTTGTTAATTTAGGCAGTTCAATCTTTTTAAGTTGAGGTAATTTTAATTGAACTTGTTTTGGGATTTCAGGAATTTTTTCAGTTAGTATTAAATCTAATTTTTCTTGCATTTTTTCAAATGAGAAATTAGTTTTACAATAAAAACCTAATCGTTTACCTTTTTCTTGATATTTTTTATAATTTTCAACATAATCCTTTAATAAACCACTTACAAACCCATAATCCGCTGTAAACCATTGTGAACCTTCAATTAACATATCAGGTACTTGAGCTGATGGATGGATTGGGTTTAAATTACCAGGTACTAATGATGTAAATTCATGATTTAAAAAATCTACTTGACCACTCCAATTAGAAGCAATAACTGGTTTTTTAGTTTGAGTAAACTCTAATAATGGTCTACCAAACCCTTCACCTTTAGTTAAACTAACCATTGCTTTAATTTTTGAATGGTTATATAACTGATTCATCTCATCATCTGATACCTCACCATGAAATAGGTAAATGTTAGGGAGATTTTTAGAATTAGAAGATTGTTTAATTCTATCAATATCTTTTAGAATTTTATTTCTATCTGTTATACTAGCAGGACCTGACATAGTTTTTAATATAAGTGCGGGTTTGATTTTCTTATTTTTAAATGTTTCTAAAAATACTCTAATTAATCCACTTACATCTTTTCTGTCTTGACCAAAATTTCCTTGAAGCCAATGACCTACAAATAAGAATGCAAAACTCTCTTCTATAGTATCTAATGCTTGTCCAATTTCAGAGGCCGGTGTTAAAGGTGATTGAAAATATTTAGTAATATCTACCCCTTCAAATAATACTTCTATTGGGGCAGTTAATTCTACATTACCAATAATTTGATTAGTTTTATCATCTTTCTTTTGAAATTTTGAATCTTGAAATACTTTTTTAGAGTGTTCTGATGATACTAGGTTTAGATTCATTCTATTCATTCCTTCAATCCATTGTGGAGCACATATTGTGGTTTCAATACCTGCTGTAATTCCAATGTTAAATTTTCCTACGGCTTGGAATTCATTTGGAACTGTGATTTGAGCCCAAATATCAGGTTGTTGAGTCATTGGACCTTGTAGTATATGAGGTTGCAAAAATCCCCATTCTTCTTTATGATCTTCTATAAAATTCCATGGAGTATTACCCCAACGTTGTGGCATTATTTTAACGTCATACTTATCTAAGTTAATTAACGCTTTAACTAAATCTCTACTACGAGAACCATATCCACTGTAAGTGTCAATTGGACAACTTATTACAAATGTATTTTTCATTTTATATTATTAATACGTTAATTTATGAACTAATTCTAGGGTATCCAACTCTCCTGTTTTAATAAACTCAAAAGTTTTTCTTGGTGTAAATTTCTCTAATGTTAAATCAATATCTTTAATAACATTTTTACACATTATACGAGCCGACATTCCTGATTCATCTGAAGTTACCCATTCTCTAGCAGCTTTACCATTTTCAATTCTTTCTTCAGGAGACATTTCATAAACTTTTTGAATAGCTAAAGCTAATTCTCTAAAATCTAATTTATCATCCCAAATATAAGGTGTAGTAGGTGAACCAACTAATGACATATTATTTGGAAATACTGGTACAGCCCATTTCCCATGTTTTTTATATTTACCAAAATGGTTTGATGGAAATTCAGGTGTTAATTCTAACCATTTACCATCTTCATCTTCAAATCTCATTTGATCTTGCATACCTCCAGTTACGTTGGCAATAATCATTTTACCTGCCATCATCGCTTCAGTAAGTGCTAATCCCCATCCTTCATTTGAAGTAGGTAATACAGTCACATCAGCAATGTTGTATAATTTGTTTAATTCTTGAGTATCAATTCTTTGGTCTGAGAATATTATATTTGAGTCTTTACCAAATAATAATTCTCTTACAGCATATAAATCTGTACCGTTATCATCTATTGGTTGAGTGTGAAGTACTAAAGCAATCTTATCAGCTTTCTCTTTAGGTAAAGTATCTAAAAATAATTTGTGAGCTGCTAATAAATCACTAATACATTTTCTTCTAATATTACGTGAATTAAAGAATAATACAAAATCAAATTCTTTATCCCCAAATAATCTTTTCTTAGTTTCTTTTAACTCGTCTTGATTTTCAATCGGGAAAAACATTTTTTCATTTATACCATGAGGTACATAAGTGATAATTTTATCTTTAGCTTTTTTACCTAAAACCATTTCATTAATGTTCTTAGTTTGTTTACTAATTGCTAATAAGGTATCACATGATTCGTAAAATGCTCTATTGTAAAGTGGAGCTGGTAGATCATCCCAAATGTTAAGATAAATCATTGGGATTTGCTTTCTAATTTCATTTTCAATAGCAAATAACCAATCATAATATCTTGGATCAGTAAAAAACATTAAACCATCAGGTTTTTCTGCTTTTATTAATGCTCTAATTAAATCAGCATTACCATATCCATTATTTGGATATAATGTGACTGATGAATCAGTATTACCAGTTTCTAGATTAGTGGCTTCAGACAAATCCATTCTTTGTCCTGCTTCAGGGTGGTTGATAGCAGCACCTATTGATACCCAGTTGTAGTGGTGAGAAGTTCCTAAAACTATTTCTCGAGCCATTGTTGCTACTCCAGAATGCATTCTAATATCATCACAAATGAATAATATTTTTTTTCTTTGTTCTTTTGGTATGTAACCTTCTTTCATAAACTATTTTTAATTTTTTTATTTTTCTAATTCTAAATTCATATGGTTATGAACCATTTTTTGAAATTCAGGATCTGTTAAGTATAGATGCATACATCTATCTGCTAATTTTTGTAATGAGAACTTAGTTTTAATTGTCTCGATTTTGAACGCTTCGAAGATATCTTTATCTACCTTCACACTTGTTAATTGTTGATTTTGTGACATAATTATTTATTTATATTGTTATATATAAATATCTAGGTAGGTTGAAAGAATGCAAAAGTTGTTTTAGGTTTTTCATTCTGGTCACATAAATCCGAATTATCTTTGTAAGGGCAGAAATTACAATTGTGTTTACTAGGACGTTTTTCAAAGTCTGTTGGTTTAAACCCTCCATCGGTATTAAAAACTTCTAATAAGAAATTGTCTAATAATTGCCCGGCTTTATTCAATTTAACCTTACCTGATGCAGGTATAAATTCTTGGATACGCTTTTGAGGGAAATCACCTTCTTCAAATACCTTTCTACGAGTAATAAAAAACTCAACTTCAATATTATCAACTGGGAAATTATATTGTTCAGCAAATAATTTTTTGTATAGAATTAATTGGGTTTGTTTTACCTCGTCTTTTTTATCTTTATCACCCCAACCTCTGGTTGAAGTTTTAATATCAATAATTTTAATTGTGTTTGTGTCTTCATGATACAAAACTAAATCCAGGTATCCAACAAATCTTACATTAGGGATTGATTTATTTGGTTGTAGGTTTAAAGGTATTTCTACACCAACTAAATGCCATCCTCTTTTAGAGAAGTATTTAGCTTTTTTAGTTTTAATGTACTTGATAATATTAACTCCATCATCATAAAACTCAGCTAATTCTGCAGGATTACTAAAATGGATGTTTTTATTCTTTTTATAGGTGTTTTGATATTCAACTCTCAGCGATTCTTTAAGTATAGCATTTAAGTCTAATCTGTCAGCCGCTGCTACACTTACATCGTAAAATACCGTTAGATATTGCTGAAGAGTCGTATGTAGGGCGGTACCAAACACCGCATGTATACTAGGTAAATATACTTTGTGTCCATCTCTATAGTTTAATCCCCATCTATGAGGGCAACTAGAAAATATGCTTAGTTGTGAGTAAGATATAGACTTTTGGAACCCATATTGTACTTCGGGAATCACTATGGATTTTATGTCTTTAAGTATTTTAGGGGTTACTTTATTTTTCATTATCTATTTTTTCCATTTACCTTTACTAACTATCTGAGCTATAACTCCATAATTAGTTATGTCAATCCATGAATCCATGGTTGGTTCATTATCTAGTGGATTTTTGTTACCTAATAATACTAGGTTTTTTAATCTGTTCATCTTATCATTCATTCTGATCCAGATTGAAGTAAGTGAGAATTTAACTTCGTCTTTAGTTTCTAAATTAGAACCCATTGAAATATTTCCCATCCCATATGATAACATCTTAGCAGCGAATAATTCATATTGTGCTACTAATATTTCTTGAAATTCATTAGCAATAATAGGATATTCTTTTTCTAATTTATTAACTATTTCAGATTTATAAGGATAGGATTTATTATCTAAACTACTTATTTTGAAATTTGGTTTTACGTCTGCGTTTTTGGTCATTTCGTTAAATTTTGTTATTGTATCACTCATTTTAATAACTTTTTAATTTCTTTATCTTGTATCCCTGTTTGTAATAATATCTCTATAATATCTTGTTTAGTAATAATATTACAATAATCTGTAACTTCTCTAGTACTAATTTGAAAATAAGAAGCTAGTAAACCTAGTACTTCATTACTGTAAATAGCTTTAGTAGGTTTGATATACTTGGAAAACGATTTTTGTTTGGGTAAAACTTGACAATAAAATTGATATAACTTTTCTTTTGGCATAGAGAATTCTTGTATTTCAGCAACTATTTCGATATGGTTAGGATTCATTGATATAATCTTATTAACCATAAAGTTACTGAAAATATCATGCTCCTCGTTCGAAAACGAGGACCATGGTTCTTTTTCATATTGAATTTGTTTCACCCAATCAAAAACTGATTTAATTTGTGGCATCCTCGATTATAAATCTAAGTTCATCAGGCAATCCTTCTTTTAAGATATCTCCAGTTTCTGGATCATAAAATACTTGGATTGGTAAAACATTATCATCAGGTGTACCTGTTACAAATTTAGATACTTTTCTTAGAATGTATCCTTGGTGCCAAATTTTACCTCCAGCAGCAGTTAAAATTGGTGTTGTTTTGCTTAAATCTAAGCTTACTTGTGGTTTTTGATTCTCCATCTTTGTTTTATTTGGTTGTTAGTAATTTTGATATTGCAGCCATAAAAGTTATTTCTTTATCTGGTGCCATTAATGATTTGTATTGATAATCTGCTATAATAAGTGTAGCTAAAGCTGAATCAGTATATTCATCTGCTTTTTCAAATAGTACTCTATAAAGTTCATTATAATCTCTAATATTTGAATCAGCAACTATTTGTCTTATAGTGTTAAAATTTTTAACATTTTTACCTTTAAGTAATTCTATTACTTGATCAGATGTTTGTTTTAAATTGATAACATCTCTACTTTGTTGTAATTCTCCATCTTTAATTGAAGATTGTAACAGATTTAAAGTTTTTCTAATATCAGGGTAAGTTTGTTTAACAATTCTTACTATATCAGCTTTAGTATAAACAATTTCTTCTAAATCTAAAATTTCAACACATTTGAATGCTACATCCTGCATTGATGGAGGAGTTAATTCAAATACTACAGTTCTAGATTGAATAGGATCAATTATACGTTCAACATAATTGCAAGTAAAAATAAAACGTGTATTTAAACTGAATGTTTCAATTACATTACGAAGAGCAGCTTGAGCGTTGATAGTTAAGAAATCGGCTTCATCCATTACAACTACTTTCTGTGGTTTAAAACTAGCAGCAGAAGCAAATGATTTTACCTTATCTCTAATAGTATCAATACCATTCTCATCTGAACAGTTAATATATAGTGAATCACAGTTAATGTTGTTTACTATTAATTTAGCTGCAGTTGTTTTACCTGTCCCCGCACCACCACAAAGTAGTAAGTGAGGGATGTCATTAGAATCAATCCATTGTTGTAAAGATGATTTAAAATCATCATTACCAATGTACCCTTCTAGAGTATCAGGTCTATATTTTTCGGTAAATAAGGTGTGTTTTTTATTGAACATAACTTGAATATATGAAGGGGCTTTCGCCCCTCCTAATTTATTACATCATTCCTTGTTGAGGATTTTGATCATCTTGATCTTCTTTGCGCTCGTAAATTACAGATTCTGTTGTTAAGATAGTACCTGCAACTGAAGCTGCATTTTCTAAAGCAATACGAGTTACTTTTTTAGGGTCAATAATACCAGCTTCTTTAAAATCAATTGTTGATAAGTCTTTATAATTAAGACCTGCCCAATTGCTTCCTTTTTCTGAATCAGTTAATTTAGAACCTAAATATTGTACTTCTACAATATCATGACCTGCGTTGGTTAAGATTTTTTGGAATGGAGAAGCAACTGCTTTATAAACAATTTTCTTACCTAGAACAAAATCATTTGAACCATCAAATGTAATTGATTTTCTAGCATATAATAAAGCTGTTCCACCACCTACTACAATACCTTCTTCTAAAGCTGCTTTTGTAGCAAATAAAGCATCTTCTACTCTATCTTTTTTCTCTCTAATTTCTAATTCACTATTACCACCTACGTTAATAATAGCTACTCCCCCAATTAATTTTCCTAAACGTTCTTGTAATTTTTCTTTTTCGAATGGGGAGTTAGCATTATCAATTTGGATTTTGATTTCTTCAGCACGAGCTGTGATATTTGCTTCTTCACCTTTACCATCTACAATAGTGGTTTTATCTTTACCAATTGTAGCAGTACGTGCAGTACCCATACATTGTTTTAAAGTAACAACATCAATTTTATCTAATTTATGACCTTTGTCTTTAGAAAGAACTTGACCACCTGTAATGATAGCTAAATCTTCTAAAGCCATTGTTCTACGGTCTCCAAAATCTGGTGCTTTAACAGCCACTACATTTACAACACCTCTCATTTTGTTAACAATAGTTAAAGCTAATGCTTCTCCATCAATATCTTCTGCAACGATTAATAATGATTTAGTTTCTGAGTTAGCTATTGTTAAAGCATTTACTAATTCATTTACATTACCAATTCTACCGTTATAGATTAAGATATAAGGACTATCTAATGTAGCAGTCATTGTGTTGTTGTCTGTTACAAAATAAGGTGATTTGTAACCTCTATCAAATTGCATACCTTCAACAATCTCTAATGATGTCTCACCTGATTTAGATTCTTCAATTGCTACAACACCATCTCTACCTACTTTTTCTAAAGCAGTAGCAATTAAGTTTCCAATTTCTTCATCGTTGTTACCTGAA